TGAAGGTGGAGATATCATTCTTTAGTTTAGGATCACCAGTCTTCTCAAACTCCTGCTTGGCAGCGAGCATTTTCTTTTTATAGATCTTCCTTTCATCGTAGATGCGTTGCATCATCTCAGGAAGAAATCCATGTATATCCTTACGATACTGAGCACCATTAGCACAGACAGCGTAATCAGGATGGGCAGTAAACTCTTCGTCAAGGATCCTATCTACTGATACTCGTGGGTGTCTCTCATCGATAAGTGTCTCGGGAGAGATGTTATACTGCATTATAAGGTGAGGATACAGAGAATTCAAGTCGAAACTACACACCCAGTCATAAACACCAGGCACAGGCTCTTTGACGTATGCCCCTGCATACTTATCATCCTTGTCGGATGTTTGCTTAGGGGGCACAACAATATTCTTTTGATACAAATCATTATAGATGAGAGTATCCCACATCTTTACTTGTGAGAATACATCATCAATGTTTACCTTGGCATCGTATGCCATGGTGACTGCCAACTCAACAAGTTTCATCTTGCCTTCCAGACGGTCAACCAATTCAACGTCATGGATGTTGTAATCTACAAACTTTTGCCAGTCAGATGTATAGAAGTCCTTGAAGTTTTCATACATGCTGTGATCAAGTTTGTGCTCACCCAATTCAACAGTAGAGATATGCTCTAGACTGTAGGATTCCTGTGCAGAATAAGTAAACTTCTTGTATAGATCAAGGTAGTCAAGGATAGTAACACCAAGAATATCGTAGACAAGATTTGCTCGGCCTTGCACATTTACTGTGCGGTCTTTTACAACATTCCAAGGTGAGAGACTCTTCATCCACTTCTCTCCTAGGATCTTCTCAATTCTACGACAGATATAAGGCATGTCATAGAAGTTATTATTCCACCCTGTGATGATGTCAGGGGTGTCATGCACCCAATGCTTATGGAAGTCCTGCAGCATTTCATGCTCAGTGTTGAAGATACGATACTCCACACCTTCGGGAGGATCATACTCTCGTGTGCCCCATGAAATGATCTTCTTACTGATCATATTCTTCATAGTGATACACAACATGTCTTCTTGACATGCATCTACATCAGGGAATCCATTCTCACATGCAACCTCGATATCGATTGTCCATATACTCATCTGAGACATGTCATAGTTGACACGAGTAGGGTATTTCTGGGCGATATGTTGGAATACAAACCGCTCATACCCATGGACTTCCATTCCTTCTACGTCGGAATACTTCTGCAGGAAGTCTCGTGCCTCACGGACACCATCAAACTTTTTCTTATGTGCATACCTACCATCCAGAGTCTTATACTTGGATGGTTTTGATTGATTTGCAGGCACTAAGTAGAGTGAAGGGGAGGTCTTCTCACGGTATTGCACACGCTCACCGTTACGGTATCCCCTTACCAACGCAGTGTCACCAAAGATGATTACGTTAGTGTAAAAATCACTCATTCTTGTCTGTCTTCTTCTCTTTGGATTCTAGCATTACTAGGTATTGTTTTGCAACCTTTGCCGAGGGATCTACTACCGTTAATACATCAGTACTGTCGATGAATAGGTCGTCTTGATCGCTATAATATGGAAACTTTTTCAGTCCATCCTCTGTTACCTCGTGGCAGTTTTGGATCAGGAAACTAGGCTCCTCATCCATCTCCACTAGGTCACCCAATAACGAGACCTTCGGGTGGTACTTCAGAATAATCAACTTTAACATCATCTTTTCGTGATTTTTTAATGGTTTTCAATGCGTCTTCATATCGCTTGAGGACTTCCCAATGTGGATCAGCAATACTCACAACGTGTTGTAGAGAAATAAAATTAGATCCTACAGTCAATGGGAAGAATGGATAGAATCTCATACGAATATTGCCAAGAGGGTTAGATTTACCCGCCTCCTCGACAAGATACTCTTGGTCATTCATTTCTAATTGAATAGAGAAAGAGTCTTTAAATTCATATGCAAGGACACGGGCTTCATCACCTTCGGAGTCTCTAACTTCTTTGATGTCAGCGATTACGTCCTCGCCGTTTGCCATTCTTGCTACCTTTACGCTCATAGTTTTCTTCTAGTAGGGTTAGCACCTCATCTAGTTTATCAGATGGCACGTCCAAAGTCAACATAGTTAGATCTTTGCAATGAGGTGGTGCCAGATTTACATACATGTTCATAGTCAGTGTCTCCAAACAAAAAGAGACCCCTGTGTTAAGAGTCTCTTTTCTTGTGTAGTATATAGTATACCACAGTATAGGTCTATGAAATTGTTGTCGGTGTTGAAGCACCCAGTGACCCAATTCAATCTGCTTATCCTAGGAGTCCTAGGAGTCATTCAGATCATACACACCCATGCACACTATAAAATGGAGATGGATGTGCACGCATACTGTAGACAGAATGCAGAGTGGGTAGAGTCCCAGTCTACTGAATATTGAAGACCTTTCTCTTCTGGTGATCTGGGATAATTTTATTGAGAGTGATAGATAACATACCGTTGTTGAAGGTAACTTCACTAACCTCTACGTCATCAGATAGATTGAATCCTCGTGTGAAGGATCTACCTGCTACACCTTTGTAGATAAAGTCCTCTTTGTCTGGTTTCTCTTCTTGATCTACTGACTTGACAATTAGGATATTACTCTCTGTGCTTACCTCAATGTCTTCTGGTCTCCATCCTGCTAGTGCTAGATCGATTCTCCATTTGACGTTGGATTCCTTAATGATATTGTATGGAGGATACTGACCACCTGGTGATCCTGCTCCATATGAATGCAGTCTGTAGAATAGATCGTCTAGTCCTACGCTGTAGCGATTGGCTGCATCAAAAATTGCATCGACATCCTTAGATGTCCACTTAGTTAGTTTCATAATTCTCCTTAAAAAGCGAGTTTGATTGTGTGGTCCCCGAAGGCAACCACCTATATTTAGCGTGTATGACTAGGTTTTGTATAGGGTAATACCCGAAGAAATATTTGGTAACAACCGTCTAATAATTATTTCGCTAAATAGAGCTAGCACATCCCTCGCGAGGATAAAATGAAAAAGATTTCAGCAGTGCTTTTCGGAATGTTTATGTTGACCGCACCCGCACAGGCGGATATTACGCATCGCTTGTCCAGTAGTGTACAACTCACTGTGGATGCAGCTGCAACAAATGTACAGAGAGTTGGTAGCTCATATGCTGTAACAGGTAACAACGTTACCACACAATATACACCTTCTGGTGGTAGTGCAACAAGCTCTATTGGTAGTTTAACTGTCTCCTCAGGCGTTGGAGCGATTCCTACGTTGTCAGCAACCCAAGCAACTGCAGGGGAAAGTTTCAGCTTCTCTCAAACTTTCTATCAAGGAGATGCTCTAGGTTCTAGTGCACCAACAGTAGGAGAAGTTCATAACTTCAGTAATCAGACAAGTACTGCTGCAGGTAGTGCAGGAAGTCTAGCTGGTACTATTGATTCATCGTCAACGATGACTCTAACAGCTGGAGGAGCAGGCACATCAGCTACTGGACAATTCACTAGCGAAATCCTAATCAAGTAGGATGATAAAGAGGTTTACTATAGGCATGTTGTTACTGTGTAGCAGTGCTGCACAGGCAGTGCCTGTAGTACCTAATTTTCAGCAAGGCCAAATGACTAGCCATACAGAAACTACTTCTGAAGTGACTGAGGTCATAAATTCGATGGATTACTCCACAGGATATACATACAGTATATCAGGTCATGGGGTAAAACCACAGGACAATGGGACAATCACACCTGGTGCAACAAGCAGTATTGGAGTGACCGCACCACAAACGTCTACAACTAGTAATGGAATTAATTCGACATGGACAGGATTAAACCTAGACCCAAGCAACAAACCAACGTGGGTCCAAAGCACACCTGGTGGAAACTTCAGTTTCATGGAAACGTATCACGGACCAGGTCTGCAAAATCACACGATCATCGAGAGAACAACAAAAATTCAAAGCGTAACAGATACCACAAGTATCTTTACCCAGTAATTGCACTAGCATTTGCAGCACCAGTTAACGCTGAGACTGTAGGTGGTGTGTCTGCGACAGCAAACCCAGTCGCGAATAGCTCAGGCTCAGTGACCAACCAGGCAATTCAAGTTTTACAAGGACCATATATCCAGAATGGATATGGTGATGGTATTGTGTGTCAGGGACCTACCGCTAATTTTACTCCATATGTCACTAGGTCAACTTCATGGAATTTTCCTTACGAACCGACCTATCAAGATCCTGTATACAACATGCTTGACCTTGTTGGAGACTTTGATGACAGTGGCAACGCAATTCCAGACGGGATTCCCGATCATCCAGGTGAGATTTTGTATCATAGAGAAATAAGAACGGGACAGAAAGATAACTATAACTGGAATGCAGGTTTCTCTGCCACTATTTCATGGCCATTGGACGGAGAAGCACAGGAATTGTGTAAGGAAGCAGCAAGAAATCACAACATGTTGCGTGAGCAAATGACTGCTAATCGTAGATTGGAGTTTGAGCTTACAAGATTATCCAGATGTGGTGAGCTTGCCCAGAATGGTATTACATTCGCAACTTGGAGTCCTTATTTTGACCTATGTAAGGATGTGGTAGTGAATCCTAAGATGATTCAAGGTGTGCCACATACACATAGTATCAATCCAGTTTCCTCTTCAAAGGTGGTAACCCCCTCTTCGAACGGTAACGGTCAGTCCTCCTCTCTGAAAGAGATAAGTGTCGGGGATGTGACCCCTTAGAATTAATCTTAGACATTACCTTCTTCACAGCAGGTTTTACAACCTTTAGTAGTAATTCTGCTAAAGGTTTTGCTAATAGAGCAGAGGTTGTTGCAACTACAGCAATAGATGTAGTAGCCATTATTGCCCCTGCAGTGGGTATATTTCCAACAACTTGGTCAGGTATTGACACCTTGACCTTTATAGGCACACATTCTATCTGTGTGCCATTTTTTATGAGTTTATACTCGACAATCTTTTGATCACCAGTTACTGTGCCTACTGGCTCCTTCGCTTCTTGGATCTCAGTAGGGCATTGCTGCTCTTCTTCTTTAGTTACACCACTTGTATCAGGCACTGGTGGAGGACCTGGCAATTCTGCCTCTGGGGGTGGCTCATATACAGGGACAGGTGGCTCATACTTATATTGTATTCTACTTGCGTCGTAATCTATAGGTGAAAATGATGGTACACCACTATCACACAAGACCATATTACCGTCTGGATCATTCTTCCTCAGCTCATCCTGCATCTTACCAGTGGTTGATTGCTCCTTATGATAAGTAACACAACCAGGTATATTAATAATAGGAGATCCTATCTGTTGGGTAATAGGATGAAGATTTGGAAGGGTCGTAGGCATATTGCGTAACCACTCAGGTGTATAAACCTGAGGAATTTCTCTTATACCTACCTCATTTATCTTTATCGAAGGTATCGTCATCACAATGCTCACTAAAATCAGTTGCCATCTGACCACCTATCTTGGCACCTTGATCAGCACCAC